GTGTGTCCTTTCAAAGACTTACTGATTTAAGATCAAGCTCAATGCGTCGTCGATTGAGCCAGTTTTCTGCAAGCGCGACTGCGCTTTTTTACGAGTTGCAACATTTCCGTCTTGCCGCTTTTTCGCACCAGCTTTCACCACTGGCCGGGCTTTCTCACCTTTGGCCTGTGTTGATTTGCGCTTGGCCACCAGTGCGCGGTACTTGCGGGCGTCATTCAACGCTCGCACATAACGTGCATCTGACACGGCAGCCATTTCGTCTGCCGTAAAGCCATATTCCATGCCAACATTAACCAGCTCACCCTTCAATCGCTCACCCTTTTCTGGGTCAGCCATCTCTGGGATGTGTTGCTTCAAGATTTCAGCCTGCTCTTGCAGATACGACTGGTGCGCCTGCGTCTGCCGCTGAGCTTGTTGCTGCTGCATTTGTTGCATTTGGAATAAGTTTTGGTCGTACTGTGCCTTACTCTCGTCATACTTGAGCTTTTCTTCCATGTACCCGATTGGGTCACTTTCAAACAACTCGCGTGTTGGCGGGGTTGGGGCTTGCAAACCACCGTTTTGCGCCTGCTGGTGCAACTGCAAGAGTTGCTGTTGTTGCTGTTGCAATGCGGCTGCACGCTGTTCGATTTGCTTTCGCGCCTCGGCAGCTTCCTGAAACCGCTTATTAATTGCCGCTTGTCCCGCAGCAGATTGCTTTAACTGATCCAGTGTCCACATCTCTTCTTTTCCGTCAACTTTGACGGGGATGAGATTGGTGTCTTCAGCTTGTGCCTCTACTAGGTCTTCGTCGTCAATTTCGACATCATCATATTCATCGCTGGATGCCTCAACGTCATCTTGCTCTTCGTCTGCAACCTCAACTTCTTCAGTCTGATCGTCATCAGGCTCAATCATTGCGTCCACAGCTTCGTCAAAATTACTGCCCTCAGAAGTCTCCTCTGAGGGTGCGAGTAGGCTTTCTACTGCGTCATCTAGGGTAGTCGATTCCATCGGTGCTACGTCCTTTGTTTGCGATCCAAAAGCGTCTCTGCTGCAAGTGCAGCGTCAAGGGTCACTTCGATCTGGTTAAGCGCACGGATTATCGCGTGCGCCTCTTCACGGGCAGCCACGTCAGCTGCCCCACTGCTCGCAAAAACCTGCATTTGGTTTTCGCGCACACTCTGCATAAACTGCTTAAATGCAGTGTCGTTTTTTAAACGGCGAGCCTCATCGGCCTCTATGCGTATTTCTGTTGTCATTGCTGCGGCATCCCTTGAGCCATTCCGCCAATCATGCGGGCTTTGTCTTGCTCAGCTTGGATGCGGGCCACGTCAACCGACGTGCCGTACTCGCCATAAATCTTGGCGGCGTTTACCAACAAGTCTTGCGCCATTTGATCCCGCTTGAGATCGTCGTTGGCCGCTGCCTTCTGCATTTCAAGTTGCAGCTTGGCCATGTCTGTCTGAGCCTTAGTTTGAGCCTTCATTTGCTCAGCCTGCAAGAACGCAGCGTTTGGATCAGAGGCTTGGCCTTGCTGGGCCTGTGCCTGTTGCTGCATTTGCAGCATTTGCTGCTCAATCTCTTGCGTCATTGGCGCAAAATAGCGGTCAGCGTTTCTTATGCCTGTAATCGCCAGCTGGTCGGCCAGCGCGTTGCGAATGTTGGTGAGGCTGACAAGACCGTTACTTGGGCCGTAATTTTGGTAAACAGTCATCTGCATTTGCAGCGCTTGGCTCAACGCCATTGCTTTCTCTTCCTCGCGGCCAGTGCCGAGGCCCACGTTAATGGCAACATCCATTGACTGATTCCAAACGCGAGGATCAACAGGCACAAACATGCCATTCATCCGCATCATTTGCTCTTCGTCAACATTTTTGCTCATCAAGCGCAGCATGATGCCAAATAGATCACGCATACCATCGGCAAGATTGCGAACCATAACCTCAACCTGACCAGCTGCGGCCTGCACAGTAGCCTGCACAGCGGCCTTTGTAGTTGACTGCATTGCATCAGGGTCTAGGCCCATTGACGCCCTAGAAACGCCTGTCTTGCTCTCTACGAGGCCGTCTAGATATGTCAGCGCGCCAAGTGTCTGCCCGGCAGTAAATGGAACGGACAATTCTTGGACTGAGCCGGGCGCGCGCATACGCACAATTGCGCCGATCTCGTTGTTGAGAACGTCGTCAATATTGACCGCACCCTCAACAATGCCAAGGCGAGGGTTGTTCGTCATCGCCACGTTATCAAGAATAGAGCGCAGAACGGAGGTTGCTGCGTCTTGGTCATCCATAACAATCTCGGCCAGTGAACGACCATAGAACGCGTGTGGCTCTGGATCGACCTCAAACTTGGCAAACGGCAACTCATCGCATGGCTCAAAGTCCAGCAATTCGTATGACGTGCCGCCACAGATTAATTTGTGCAAAACTGGTATGCCAGTGCCGTCAACGTCAATGCGCATATACGCTTCAGTCACGGCAACATTGCGCATGGATGGGTCTTCAATGTCCTCGTCTGAGGTGTCCATGTCGTAACCACGGCGCTCATACATCTCGGCCTCTGTCATATCAGAGCCGCTTTCAAAGCTATCCAAGTCCAGCACTACGTCTGGGTCAAAGCCCATTGCGATCAAATCGCCAGCGCGCATGTCGGTGCGGTGAGCAACGATATAAGCGTCGGTTAATGAGCGTGCGTCACGGTTGATGAAAAACTCTTCCGGCGGAACGCTCTCAATGCACAGCTCGCCCATATCTTTCTGGCGGCTCAGCTTAACGCTGTGGACTGGCATCTCAATTTCCATACCCATTGGATCAATCTCAATGGACATTTCAACCGTATGCTCCAGCACAGTCACGCTGTCGTCTTCGATTAAATATGTGTATTCGTCGTCGGACAGGTCAGAAAACGTGTAAATCTCGGCCTCTGGATATGTCATCCAGTATGCCTTCACGATGCCTTGTTTTTTGACCAGCGCATCTTGGAAGGCGTCATTCAGAACGCGGTATCCGTTTAGCCGGGTAAACTCATGGTGCATGAACTCAGTGGCTTGTTCAGCCATCGCCACGTCCTCTGGTCCGCGCGGCACAAACTCAACTGGCTTGGCTGTGCTGAGGAATATGCGCATCAGGCTTGGCTTCACAGAACGTACAGTATCTCGTACTTTTGTGGCAACTACCTTGCTTCGGCCATCCTCGTAGCCAAGGTCAACCTCACCGTCATAGTAGCGCTGCGCCTTGATGCGGTCCTCGCTGATTTCGCCCTCAACAAAGTCCACCGCATCAGAGATTGCGTCCTGCACAATGCCTTCGATTTCGCTGCGTGATTTTGGTTTAAGTTCCATGTGCCGCTGCCCTTTATTCGTTTGTGATTGCTGGCGTGGATGCCATCAAGCCAACCTGTGTCAACATATCTGCAAGCCTTTGCAGCTTTGTTTTGTCTTGCAGGCGTGAAGCCTCACCCAAAAGTTGACGCACCACTGCGTCGCGCTCTGCACCTTGCAAGGTAAGTATCTCGCCAATTTCACGGCGAATGTCACCAGTGCCATACATGATTTCATCCATGATCTTGTTGACCGGGGCAGCTATGGCAGCCTTAACGCGCTGGCCAACGCTCGGAGCATTGAAGCTCTCAGGGTCACGAAGGTCACGCAATGCAGCCTGCGCTTCTGTGCGGAACCCGGTCTGCGATCCGGCCAGCACGTCCGATGACGTCTTGGCAAACTCTTTTTCAGCCAGCAAGCGCTGGGTGATGGCCGCTGCGCTTTCGTCGCCAACAAGCATTCTCAGCTTCTCAGCGTTCCAGCTCTTGCCAAACTCACCCCAAGCGGCGGCGGCATCGTTGCGTGATGTCCCCATAAGTGAGCCAATGTAATCCCGTGCGCCCTTCTGGAAGGCTGCGCGTTCCATGTCAGACATGCCGGCGAGTTTCGCCTCAAGTTCACGGGGAGAGAGTGCAGAGGTTTTTCCGCCAGTAAACACCTTTTCGCCGTCCTCAACGGCTCGCTGAATTGCGGAAGCCTCTGAGTAGCCTGATCGAGCCGCTGCGTAACTTGGTAGCTCGTCCAGCTTGTCGTCAATTTTGTGCAGGAATGGCTTGAGATTTACAGCAACGCTGCCACCCTCTCTGAATATTACGTCACTGAGAGCTGACCGGACGTTGTGCAGCTTTTCAGCGCTAACGTCGCCTTTTGTGCCTAAGTCTTTCAGAACAGCATTCATTTGAGAGCGAACTGAGCGGGAAGCATCTTTGCCATACAAGACCAATGCGCTGCGCAGTGTGTTTACGTCAAACATTTTATCGCTTTGAGTGGCAGCCTCATACATTGGGCCAAGCACGCCAGACTTGCGCTCTTGCTGAGCCAGAGTTTCCTGAAAGCCAACATTGGGTTGGTCAATACGTTGCGTCATCACATCTTCAACGCGCTGACCTGCGCCCGCGCCGCGCTCGCCTATCTCACGGGTCAAAACTTCTTGACCTTGACCGGGTATGGTTGCCAAACCTTGAGCCATCGTGCGGGGGCGGCCCGGTATGTCGGCCAGCATAGCTTCCGGCCCAAGGCTGCTGAGGTATGACTGAATGTCTTGACCAGTTGCTTGTGGGCCAGAGAGCTGGCCGGCCACCCTGCGTGATGCAGCGCCGCTGTAGCCGCCCACACCGCGACGAGTTAAGTCTTGAGCGCCGCGTGTCACTGCGCCAGCCACTCGACCAGCGACGGGCGAAGCCATGCCTATCGTGCCGCCGACCGCAGTGGTCAACGGGTCAATTTCTGAAACTCTTTCAGTGAAGCCGCCTTCGCCGCCGCCAAATTGCGGCAGAGCTGTGGCAGTAGCGCCTACGCCGCCGGACGTAGCTATCTGACCCAAAACTGGAAATTTCGACCCAGCCTTGAAAGCCACGCCACCGGGGGCGACCATGCTTGTAACCGCACCAGAAGTCTGCCCTCTAGCGTATTCCTCGGGGGCTAGAAGCTGCAATGCTTCGTCAATCTGGCGTTGAAGGTCGCGATACTTCGCGTAAGCCGCCTTTGCGCCCTCCATGTCGCCCGACTTCAAAAGCTCATTGGCAAAGTTGTATGCGCCGCGAGCTTCGTCGTTCAGGTTCATCATCGCGCCAGCTGTAAAGCCGCCGTATGTGGCGCGAGTTTCAAGCTCGGCTTGCTTGGCTGGCTTCCGCTTCTCTCGGGCGCGATCTAAGGCGGCCTGCTCACTCGCTGTGATTGTACCGTCAGCCTCTAGTTTTTCCAAAACCTTGATGGCCTGAAGAATTTGAGAGGATTCCGCCGATGTCATTGTCTCTGCCATGATTGGCTCCTTATCCGCCCAGAATGTCTAAAGCATCTTGGCGAGTTAAGCCGCCAGTGGGTGCTGCCCCAGTTGGAGCTTTGAAAGCTGCAAACGGGTCTGCGCGACTGTTTAGAAGCTCAAATGCGTCCGCTTGCGTTATTTCCTTTCTACGCAACCTCTGCACAATTCTAGCACCCTCTGCATCATACTCGGCAAGCCCGCGCATAGTGTTGATAATAATTTGGTTGCCGCCGGGAGAGTTGATTATGCGAGGCAGAGACTGCTTGAACAGCTCTAAGTCTGCGTCGGACATTGGGCCGGACCCCGGCGGGCGTTGCGCAGGCACGAGGGCGTTTATTAGCGCTGACGCCGCTTGGATGTCATCAAGACCATCAGTCTGGATGCCGAAATTACCTGCGAATTGCTGAATGCTCGCGCCCATGCCGCTGTCAATGTTGCTTAGCAATGCCTCAAGACGACCAATTTGCGCAAGGCTTCTTGAGGCCGTTGCGCCGACCTTTGCGACATCAGCCAAGGATTGTGCGTCAAGTTTTCCAAATTCCTTGTCAAATGCCTCTGCACCTTCGCCGCCAACAGTCACGCTAGTAGCTCCGGCTTTCTGAAGTGCAGTCTTATAATCCAAAAACGTACCCTTGAATCCTTGGGCAACAGCTTGCTGGTATTCCTTGATCCCAGCAGTCCTGTCATCCTTCGGCGCAGCCAACATCTGACTAGCCGCATCAGCCGGGGAAATCATCCCGCGCTCAACCATGTCAGCCAAATCAGCACGACCTCTAGCCCGCAGCATCTCAACGGTCTTATTTCTCCGGTCAGCCGCAGCACGTTGCGCGCCAGACTTCCGAATAGCCTCACCACCGCCGCGCAGCTCTGGCATGATCAACGGATCAAGCGCAGCCGCAAAAGTCTGCAAACCTGTCAGCCCAGTCTCAGGATTAACGGCAGTTGCCTTGTCCTTGAGGGTTGACAGAAGCCCGCTCAGGCCGCCTTGCTGCCCCATGTTTGGCGCGTTGTAGGTTTGCTCGCCACCCATCATGTATGGAGGCTTATTAGAAATGGCCATGTCTTGACCCCCTTGATTGCTTGAAAGTAAACCGCCGCTGGCAGTGGTTGCTGGCAGTGATGTAATGTCCGACACGTCAACGCCCGCAAAGTTTGCAAGATCATTCATCCGGCTGCCCCGCCACTGTGCAATGCCGTATGTACCCTGACCGCCGGCAAGAGTGTTGCGTGCGTCTGGGTTCATATCCTCATAGCTCTCAGCCATCAGGCGGCCAGTGATGCCTGCGGCTTGCTGCGGAGTGAGACCCCTTTGCGTGAGGTAGCCATAAGCAAACTTGGCGTTTGGCGATATTGGAGCCTCGTTGGATGTGCCATCGGCCATTGCTGCGTAAACGCTGCTCGCGTAGTTGCGAGCCTTTTCGTCACCAGCGCCGCCGGAGCGCTCATAGTATTTATCCCACAAAGTTGCATAGTCTTCTGGCGAAGACGCATTGGCCGAAAGAAACTTGCCGAAGCCAGATTTCTCTTTGCCTTGAACTTCATTCCAGAGGAAGTCCATTTGCGTTGAAAGTGGGATAAAACCTTGTGGCATTACTTAAATCCAATTGCCTTGCGCTTAGCGTCCATAAACGGGCGAATGACAAGTTTAAGGGCTGGCACTTTTGCAACAACCTTTGCCACACCTTCGCCATATTTGCTGTACGCTTTGTAGAACCAGTTTGGTGAATAACCGATAACCCACTCGCGGAATTGCAGCCACTTGGGATCATCCTCGCCATAAACCTCGCGGGCAACCCAGCACATTGCTTGAGCGCCAAGCTGCAAATAATTAAACAAGCCGGGCTTCATAGTGTTAGTTGTACTTTCGGGAGCTGGAGCTGCGCCCAACGCGGCAAGTGGCAATCCAAGCGATTGCTGTGGCGCGCCAGTATAGCCCGCATATTGCCCGCGTGCTGCGTCAATGAGCTGCTGCTGCAATCCCTGCTGCATTAAGCCTTGCTGCATTTGCTGCTGCTGAATGGCCTGAGATGTGTTAAATGCTTGCTGCCCTAAACCGCCCATCTGGTTCGCAGCACCTAAACGGAATTGAGCGCCCTGCAAGCCTGCGCCTTGATTTAACTGTTGAGCTGTCATGCCCTGCGTTGCACCAAATTGACGCTGCTGGTTTAATGCTGATTGATTTCCAAACGCTGCTTGGTTAGCCGCCGCCGCACCAAATTGCCTAGCTTGGTTAAGGGCGGCTTGGTTTGCCAACTCAGCTTGGTTAGCCGCTGCCGCGCCAAATTGCCCAGCTTGGTTAAGGGCGGCTTGGTTCGATAGGTTCACTTGCTGCCCAAGTTGTGCGGTTGTGGTCCCGGCTTGTAAATTTGCGCCTTGATTGGCCAGCGCCGCTTGCATTTGACTGGCAATATCTTGCCCGGCAAGCTGCTGCGCTTGCTGGTATCCAGATTGACGCAAGCCGGAAGCTGTACGGGCTGCTTGATCCGCAAATGCACGATTTGTTTCTGCCTCAGCAATTCCTTGGCGTGATCCGCCAAAAGCTCCAGCAGAGGATGCTTGCGCGCCAAGCTGGTTTTGCTGCATTAAACGGCTGCGCTCAAGGTCGCCTAAAGACTGCTGAACGACTTGGCTTTCATATGGGTTTGTATATGCGCCAAGGTCAGTGCCAGCAATTTGCCCTGCGCGTACTTGATCGGCAGCTAAGGCAGCTTGTTGAGCGGCTTGAGCTGCTTCATAGCCTCGGCTTCCTGCCTGAGCCGCGTCGTAGCCTTGGCTTCCCGCTTGGGCCGCTGAATAATCAGTGGGCCTAACTGCCATGGGTTGATAACGCATTGCTTCCTGCGTACCCTGCATGGCGCTCTGCAGTCCGCCTGCTGCCGCTTGGTTGACGTTGAAACCGCCCGGCTGCGGAAGTGGCGCGTAGCCGCTGGGGCCAAATTGGCCGTCGCCGTTGGTTGACAGGGTCGGAACGGCTGGCCTTCCGCCGCCAGCCCCAGAACCCTTGCCACCTGTTGCTGAACTACCCATCTTATGCGTCCCTCTTAATTAAGCCTACTGCAAAAAACTGTGCAGTTCGGAATGTAAACGTAAATGCGCCACGCAATGTGCGCTTTTTGCCGCTGGCAAAATCAACATATCGGCGAAACTCACCGTAATGCTCACGCGCCTTGCCTTGCTCAATCTTCTTGTTGCCGCAGTAGCGATAGCCACGCCGCACAGCCTCGCCCCACCATTTGCCGTGCAGGGCCTTCATGCACCACACAACGGCCTCGCGCTTCATTGCAGGGGTAAACGCGCCTGAGTTGACTGCGTGTGTCGCCACTACGCAGCCGCCAGTGTCGCTTGTGCCAGCCGAGTCCCTGCCAACAGGTCTCGAGCTGCTTGTTGGCGCACCTGACTGCTGGGCCGGGCTTGTCGCCCCTGCGATAAATTGGTTCACAGGGCGACCCAAATTGCGGTCATTTACGCCACCCGGCAAAGCGGCTGATATTGTGCCAGAGGGGGAAATGCCAAAAGAGGCATTCTGCTGATCCACAGTCATCGCCCCAGTATTGTCCGATCCACCAGAGCCAGTGTAATCTGTGCCAGCCGTATAACTATCCCCGAGCATATTTCTGAACGAGTATTTTGGCATCGCAGCGCCAGTTCCGTATGGGGCCGCAGGCTGTGCGCCAGTTACGGGGTCAATAAACGGTGCATTGATTGCAGCGTATTGGCCGGGGCGGCGAGCTTCAAGCTCAGCCATAGACTGCTCAAACATTGGCGCAGAAGAATAGCCTTGAACCCCACCAGCGTATGTGGTCGGCATGGGCATACCCTCCATGCCAGTTCCGCCGCCAGCTAGACCAAACGCATCAGCCATCCCGGCTGTGTTTTGAAAGCCCGCTTGCTGCATTTGATTAAACGCGGCAACGTCTGGACCGTAATATGGCGTGTAGCCAATTTTTGAAATCTCATCGGCCTTGGCTAAATTAGCCTTTGCCGCATCCTCAATGTACTTTGGTACTGTGACCGTTGAGGATGTTGATCCACCTTTTCCGCCTGACATTAATCAAACTCCTTAACATATGAGGCGTGCTGAGCTTCCCACCCGTGCGCCTTCAATGGTTTCTTCCAGCCAAACCTGCCGGACATTGTTAGAGCGCTGCAACCTTGAGCCTTGCCCCATTCTATCACATCATCGTGCATATCTAAAATCTGGTCCAGTTCACCGCCACCTAGAAATACGTTTAACACGCGTTTCTTCGGATATACCACTATTTCAGTGACTATGCACCCCCTTGGCGTAGGCCACAGTTGCAGCGTACCTTTTTGCAAGCCAGCTACTATATCATCGAAGTCATGCGTGCCACCGCTGTAGCTTAAAGCTGCCTCAATCCAAGGCTTGCAGCGTGCTAGTTCTTCATTCATCCGTGCAGCCTCGTTATCGCAATGGTTGAGGACGGCGCTGCTGGTGCAAACGCCGTTGCCGCAGCTGCATCAAGAAATCCGCTGGTGCTGTCAACAGCCCACATGGCTTCCAAGTAATCTCCGGCGGCAAAGTTAAAGATAACAGACCGAGATACAACAAGCGTCGCCCCGTTTTGATGCAGTGCGTTCTTCATCGTTGACCCAGCAACGTCAACGCCGTTGACGCGGGGCCAAAACCAAAAGTTTACAGTTGAACTGGACGTAGATGAAATTTGAGCCGAAAAGCTAATCATGTACTCGCCAGCCTCTTCAAAAACTATGCGGGAGGCTGGTGTGCCGTTTGTAATGCCATCGGCAATGCTTGATGTGTACGTCAAAGCGTACGCTGTGTTTGTAGACGCAGCAGTCTGATCCGTTGTAACGCCGCCAGCATACTGGCCATCTTCCAGCACAACCTGACGCCACTCGCCGTTTTTGCTGACCACAGGATAGCCGTTTACGTTATCCCACAGCAAGACGCCATTTTCGGATGCAGACGAATAGGTCTCCTTGAAGCTCATCTGGTCTAAAGCGCGGCTAAGATATATGCGCAAATTCTCAGCCCATTGCCGAATGTCTGGCGCGAGGGGTGGAACAATTCTGCTCATCTGCGACCGCCAGCTACCGCGTCAAGCCGCATAATGCCGACACGCCAGCTTGAGGAGGCGTCTCCCGTGACGCGCATTCTCACCTGTCGGCCCGTAAATCTTAGGCTCGTTGGATTTTCCATGCTGTAAGGGCCGTGCGTCTTTTCCTCGCCCGTTGGGTAAAAGCGAGTTTTGAAAGAAGCACTGACATCCCCGAGTGTTTTTTCGTCAGGTATTAAACCCTTCACACTCATCACTTGATCCCCGGCTCCAAGCAAGATTGGCCCTGTTTCTGCGAATGGCGAAACTCCGCTGTAACTAAATCCTATTTCCTGCTCGTATAGAATTCCCTCTGCAGAAATCCAAAGAGGTTGGCGGAATACGCCGCGATCCACACCGGCAGTTCTGTCAATAGTGCCTGTCATCCATACGTTTTCTGCGTAGTCATACGCAACATACCTATCGCACTCGATGCTTGATCCGCTGGGGTAAAACCACCAAATTTCGTTGAAGCGGCTGTTGACAACGGCGTGTACTTTGGACTTCTGGTCGCTGTTCATGTCACTAAACACATAATCGGCAACGTCGCATTGCAGCGCTTGGACCGCACCGCCGCTGTAAGTAAAGAACGAGCGCTGCCCCATCCAAATAACGCCCTGATCTATTGACGCGGCAGCGTTTGCAGCAATCAACCCGCATGATGTTCCAACTCTTTGGAAACCGTACACAAATGGCGGGCCACTATATGTTGCTGTGTGGGCGTCTTGGTCGGTAAGTATCAACGCCTGACCGCGTGTGCGGAGACCTTTTAATATTACACCGTTTGTTTGTATTTCGATGTCACCAGCTTCGTTTGTGGCTGCGGGTGTCCATGTGTTGTTGTCTTCACGGTCGGACCACGAGACGTTTCTGGGGTTTCCTCCAGCACCCAGAGCAAACACAAAGCGCTCTTCCGTTACCATCATTGCGGAGCAGTCTACTGGCGCATTTGACAAAACGGCGGCTGGAGTAGAATTGTCGAGCTGCCACTGGTAAATCTTGCCGTCGTCGGCTGTGCATCCCAAAAGGTACTCACCCCAATTTTCCAACGACCATGTGGTTGCTTTGAGGATGTTGTTGGTATCCTCTACCGGAAGCCCGTAAAGGCCACCGCCAAAGGTTTTCGCGCCGTACCCAGTAAACGCCGTGGCGTCCACTCTGCCAGACGTGAACCCGGCTGGAGTAATGTCGCTGACCGTATCGCCTGACCCCATAGCGTAGAGCTTGTTGTGCGTTCCAAAAGCTATGCGCCTGTTGCTTGAATTGTCTTCCCACGCAACCATTGAACGAGCAACGCCGTCGATGTTCACGCTTCCGCGCTGACGCCATCCGCCCACTGGGCGCAACGCCCCCTCATGCCACCGAACAAGGTCTGCGTCACGCCAGCGGCCCTGAGACTGAAACTCAGTGCCGTTTCTGTATTGGCCTGCTGGGATGTTGAGAGGAATTAACGGCATGGCTTCGCCTTATGTTTTTACTACTAAACTTGTAGCAGATATTGCTGTCCCTGCAAAGACACTCGGATCGTCAGCGGTCTCTCCTATCGTCCCGTCTGTCTGGACGTAATATTGCTGCCCTGCGGTGAGGCCAGACTGGTTTGTGCTGAGTGAGCCGATGATGTCTACCGTGGCGCTGCTACCGTCTGCTACAGAGCCGCCCTGAGACATGCCAATGTAGTTCTCGGAGGTGAGGTTGGTGGCCTGTGCCGCTGGCGAAAATACTGCGCCATAACCATCACTATCGTTTGAGTTTACATAGGAAACCGCTACCTTCTGATTAAAGCTATCGTAAGTTGCGCTTGTATATACAACTCCAGAACTGTTGTTTGCAAAAACAAGTGGAGTTTCAAAACTTATTGAGGTTCCGCTTACAGTTCCCGAAACGACTGTGCCATACGAATTATTGCTTTCGTCCTCATATGCAATAATAACTTTTTGGGCGTTAGCATCATAGGCTATACCCGTTGGGCCTGTGTCCCCAATTGTAACGCCAGAGCCGCCCCCGATATAAATAGGTGTTCCAAAGCTGATGCTAGTGCCGCTGACGGTTCCGACCACTGCTGTGCCTTTTGAGCTATTACCAGCGTCAACATACGCAATAACAATTTTTTGGGCGCTTGCGTCATAGACACAAGAAGTGTCATAGACAGTTGAGCTTTCATACACGGTTGCAGAGCCAAAGCTGATGCTAGTCCCGCTAACGGTTCCGACAATTGCCGTACCATAACTAGAATTAGAGGCGTTACTATATGCAATAACAACTTTGTTTGCATTGCTATCAAACGCAGCGGAGAGGAAATTTGTAGAGCTAGACCCAGTTTGAAACCTTACACGAGTTCCCCAGCTAATTGATGTTCCACTTACAGTCCCGACAGCGGCATATCCGTCATTGCCTTGCTCTTGGTCCCGCCAAACAGCAACTGCCTTGTTGGAACTGCTGTCAAAAGTCAGCCCCACAAATAGACATCCACTTGTGCTGTTAAAGGTAATTGTGCTGCCAAAGCTAATGCTAGTCCCGCTAACGGTTCCGACTACAGAATAGCCTGCTGTATTAGACTGGCGATAAGCTATAACAACTTTATTAGAGTTGCTGTCAAAGGTACAAGCAATATACGTTGAAGCTCCGCTGTTGAACATTACAGGAGTTCCGAAGGATATGGACGCGCCGCTGACAGTACCAACGACTGCGTAGCCTCTTGGAAATCCGTCATCTTGATAAGCAATAACAACCTTATTGCTGCTGCTATCAAAGGTGGACGAAACCCAAGAAATTGAAGATACGGAAAAAGCAGTAGAGCTTCCAACGGACTGGCTTGAAGACGCCAAATTAACAACACTAACAGTGCCGTCAGCATTAACGATAACAGGCTTACCATTCGGCAGAGTACCAGAAGCCTTGGCCCTATGCGTACCCTCTTGTAACTCTGGGATAGTTCTCATGGTCTAGCCTTTCACGATCATCTTGGTTGCCGATATGGCTGTGCCAGCGAAGACACTTGGGTCTCCAGCGGTTGTGGTTAGTGTGCCATCCGTCTGGACGTAGTATGCCTGACCCGCAGTCAAACCTGATTGCCTGTCGTTTATCGCACCTTGCACATCAATGGTGGCCCCAGCAGTGTCAGGGTAGCCGTTGCTGGATAGGCCGATGTAGTTTTCGGAGGTTAGGTTGGTGGAGGTGTAGGCTGGTTGGAATACTACGGAAGTCCCAGCGTTTGAGTTACTTGCATCACTATATGAGACAACAACTTTATTTGAGTTGCTATCAAATGTAGCGGAAACGTAGATGTTGCCGCCAGAGGTACCCACGATAACCTCAGAGCCAAAGCTGATAGAAGTGCCACTAACGGTGCCAACTTTAATGGCGGCATCGCTTGGAGTAGCGAAGTCTCTATAAAACGCAATTACCTTGCCACCAGCGCTGTCGAAAGTGCTTGTTACAATATTGCTTGCAGCAAAAACAACTACAGGAGTGCCGAAGCTAATAGTGTCGCCGCTGACGGTACCAACCACCGAAGTTGCGTAAAAGGAATTTCCACCGTCTCTATAAATAACAACAATTTTATTATTGGTTGAGTCAAAAACAGCAGTGTTGGCGTAAGACAATGCCGACTCATAAACAACAGGAGTGCCAAAGCTGATAGCCGTACCGCTTACAGTGCCGACAACAGCGGTGCCATAATTAGAATTTGTAAGGTCATCATAGACAATTACGACTTTGTTGTTGCTGGTGTCAAAAGTGGCTCCAATTTGTATTGTTGAACCTTGCTCGAACACTACAGCAGTCCCAAAACTAATAGACGTGCCGCTTACCGTCCCGACTATTGCCGTCCCCTTATTTGAATTTGCGCTGTCTTTGTACGCAATAACAACTTTATTTTCGCTGCTATCAAATGTGGCCGCCATGTCGGCTGTTGTATTTGCCTCAAAAACAACCTCAGTGCCGAAGCTAATAGTGTCGCCGCTGACGGTGCCGACGACCGCCTTGCCGTGATTTGAATTGCTTGCATCACTAAAACATATGACAACTTTGTTGCTATTACTGTCAAACGTAACGCCAAGAAACTCAGCGTAATTAGATGATGCAACGGCAGGTGATCCAAAGGTAATTGAGTTGTCAGATGGATCAACAGTGCCAACAACCGCAGTGCAATAGTTAGAGTTCCCTGCGTCAGCGTAAGCTATGACAACCTTGTTGCTGCTGCTGTCAAATGTTGATGAAACAACATTGGGCGCACCCGCCTCAAAAACAACCGCAGTTCCGTATGCTTGGCTAACACTTGTCTCAGACGCCGCACTCACCGTCCCGTCAGCATTAACGATAACAGGATCACCATTGGGCAACGCACCACTGGCAATGGCGTTCAGCTTCCGTGCTTGCGTGCTGGGTGTACCAATGGTGCGCATATGATTATTCCTCGTCGTCTAGTGTTGGGTCTACCCAATCAGGGTTCAACGTCCAAGTCGTACCGTCGAAGAAATACTTGTTGCCAGACCAATCCGCAGGGGAGTTGGTCACGTTGTCAGTGACGGTCACTGTGGTGCTGTTCAAGTCACCAATGATGAACTGTGCAGGATCACCTACAGTGATGCTCTCTGCAGTAGCAGTAATAGTCACGTCATCAGCAAGAAGGTACTTGCTCAAGCCGCTGGATGTTTCAACGATGGTCTTCATCAGTTTAACCTTTCACGATGATTTCAGTAGAGGAGATGGCAGTGCCAGCCACGACAGACGGATCAGCCGCCGTTGTGCCTAGAGAGCCATCAGTTTGAACATAGTAAGTCTGACCCGCAGTTAAACTCGTCTGATTGCGGTCCACGGTGCAGGTCGAGTTGACCAAGGCACTCTGCGTGTCAGCGTATGTGTGCGCAGCGAAGCCAAGAAAGTTCTCGGCGGTGAGGTTGGTAGAGGTGTAGGCGTTTTGGAACACGTTAGACGTTCCATCGTTGCCGTCATCTAGGTCTCTATAGGCTATAACTACAACATTGCTTGTGGAGTCAAAAGCCAATGATGTTTCAAAAGCTCTAGTGCCTACTTCCACTAGCGACCCAAAACTTATAGCAGACCCCGAAACCTCTCCTACAACAAGTTTGCTTGCATCGCCGTCAGAACCATCTCTGAAGAAAATAACAACCTTTCCAGCGTTACTGTCAAAAGTCATCTTCATATACTCAGAATTTCCAGAGTTGAACACTGTAGGCGTGGCGTCCCAAACCATATCCGTTCCACTAATAGTACCAAGACACACCGACCCGTAATTGCTATTGTCAAGGTCTCTAAAAGCAGCAACAAATTTGTTATTAACATCGTCAAATGTCACAGCAGAATGCGTCGGAGAAGCAGAAAACGTATGCACATTCCCAACTGTTCCGTAACTTATAGATGTTCCGCTAACTGTAGCCACACGATACCGTAATTGAGTGAGGTAATCACTGTCTGTCCAAACTATTACTGTTTTGTTGCTCGTCGCATCATACGCCATCGACGTATAAATTCCTGAGTTACCGCTACTAAATTTTACAGGCGTCCCAAAACTGACAGATGTCCCGCTGATTGTAGCCGTAACGGCGTACCCCCTATAGCTGTCAGTTGCTTTTCGATAAGTAATAATTACTTTCCCGCTGCCTGAGTCGTAGACAGAAGCATTGGGATAAACGCTGGCACTTTCAAACGCTGCGGCAGTTCCAAAGGATATGGACGTGCCGCTAACAGTACCGACTCTTGCATATCCCCCACCGGCAGCATTTGGGTTTCTATAAGCAATTAATAATTTTTCAGAAGCAGCATCATATGATATTGGCGCAATTACCTGTGTCTGGGAACCTGAGTCCCAAATAACGGGCGTTCCAAACGATATGGACGTGCCGCTGACGGTTCCGACGATTGCTTGACCTCTTCCGCCTTCTTGAAAAGTTATTACAACCTTATCGTTTGCTGCATCATACGCAATTTGTGTAAACTCTGTTGTTCCTGTTTCAAAGTCAACGGCAGAACCCAAGGTTTGACTAGCACTTGACCCACCTACAACACTCACAGTCCCATCGCTGTTCACAATAACAGTATCACCGCTGGGCAAAGCACCAGAAGCCACCGCCCTTACCTGAGCGTCTTTCTCTACATTGCCGATCAAACGCATGGCGGCTCTCCTTACGAGATTTCTTCGTAGCTCACGATGACTTCAAGGTCGTTAGCTGCACTGGCAGTTGCTGTGATCGACTTGTCTTCCTCAAGATACAACGCTGTGTTCTTATCGACAGCAATCAATGAAGCGTCAGCAGGGACCGATGCAGTTGAAACCAGCGAGTATGCTGTGCCGCCGCCAGATGCTGCGCTGTGCATGTCCACCGTAACGTCACAGGCGTTTGTGCCGTCTACGTTAGCAATCTGGATCATGTTGATCTTAAACACCTTGCCGCTGGATGCAGCGTTGCTGACCAGCGTTGTGGCGGATGTTGTTGAAAGTGCAACCGTGGCAGTTTTGCCTGTAATTGTTGCAACATTTACTACGTTTGGTGCGGCCATTGATTTTCTCCTTTAACCGAAAACGATTGCCATAGCAATGGCCTTGCCTGTTGACGCCTTTACGTCCACATCATCTTGAATGTTTTCAAGAACAGTATCAACACTGTCCCAGTTTGCGTTTAACTTCGTTCCCCAAGTGTCTTCGGACGCGCCGACTTCGGGCTTAACAAAGCTATAGTTTGTTGTAGTTCCATCAGCCATTACGCGGCCCTTTCTAAATAATCTGCTTTAGACCACGAAGTAGTCGGGTCTGCCGCATCATTCCACTTGTATCGTGCGGACACAACTGTTGTTGACTTGCCAGAAGCTGTCGCCTCACCTCTAGCCGTAATTTGGCCATTGGCGATAGTTTGAGACGATGAAGTCATGCCTCCATGACCGCGATAAGTTGCGGCGGCGGCGGTTACAACATTAACAACTGGAGAGCATTGCGAAGCCCCAACAGCCTCATACACGGCGTTACTACTAAAGGCGGCAGACGAAACGGCGTCGGCAGAACCCTCTCTCACGCGCAAACTATCAGACGTAACCGTAAGCTGCGGTGAAATCGTCATTGACGCCGAAGCGTTCTTGACACCCACCGTTGCCATTGTCCCGGTTGCAGTTATCAAAACAGTAAAGCGAAATTCTTTTTCCGCTGTTGCGTCTGCTGAAGAAACAGCCGAAATTGTAGCTGCGGCATCAACAATAATATCAGCAGCGGCTGAGCCAGTTGACGTTGCCGTGACACTTGCCGACCCGTCAAGAACTTTTAGGCCGCTGGCCGTTACACCTGCCGTTGATGATATTGCGGAAACACCCGCAGCTGTCTTAAAGGCTACGGAAGCAAAAGACGCACTTGCGGTTACTTGAGCGGCGGCATCTTTTACGGTGCCGTCAAACCCAAATAACCGGGTGCCAAAATTACTTGAACCGTAACCGACCATGATTAGTCTAACGTAATGTCTAGGTCGCCAGTTGGGATGCGGAATACATCGCCAGTGTCGATTGCCTTAGACACGTTAAGAGCTGAGAAGGCGAGCAAGTTACCAGAAGAGCTGGCGTCAAAAACACCAACGTGCGTAACAGTCCCATAAGACGCTGTAGCAGTTGGGAACTCAACGGCACCAGTGTTCGAGGCAGTGTCACCTGATACGGAAAACGTCACGGACTGACGGGCGTAACCCCCAGTTGATACTTCAGTACCACCTCCACTGTCACTTGGCGGCGCAGTGTACAACGCAATGTACCAAGCAGTTGGTCGGGTGGCGGTGCCTGTTGTGAACGCGAAATCTAGGATTTCGGTTTCTAAGTAATTTGAAAAGCTCATGCTATGCTCCGTTAGATATATCTGTGACTTCTATACACCATCATGCGACTAATAGCTAGTCACACGCATTCTAAGGCCAGAACCAGCAAATCGTGTGTCGTCTGAGGCTTTTTGCAAAGACTGCATGGCTGACGAATACAACGCCGCCCATGTTTGCACTCTAGCGTCATCATTTAAGTATGGTGCGGCCTGAACAAGAGCGCCATACAAGTAAACGTCAGGCGAGTCTTGCAGTAACCAGTTGTAAGTATTCGCATCAGTCAAGTCAGGAATAGACTGATAATACATAAGCTGCATACCGTACTCACCATCTGGCGTTGGAAACACCTCAATGCTCTCGCCAGCGTGAGAGTAAAATTTAGGCACGCCGCTGGCATTTGAGTTGTTCTGGCGATACTTAATCATATCGTCGAGGCTCGCCATCTCTAGCGGGCGTGTTCCATCAGTGGTCAAGCTAAAACGCAAAGTTTCAAGCCAATCAGCCGGAACCTGTACATAACGGCTATCAAGCGTAGCATCGACGCGGTTAACCATCTTGTAATGCCGTAAGTCACGGTTAATGCCAGCTTCAGTCAAGCTGATAAAATCAGGAATGACCGACGTAAGATCATCGCGGTTCAGCCAGTTGGCTATGCTAGACTTTAGCTCTGCGTAAGTTGTGATTGCCATTACTGTAACAGTCCTTGCCTTTGTTGCTCTTCATTAGCACGTTTTTGCATTTCTTGTAAGGCTAGTAAGCCGCCGGGGATAGATGCTATTGCCGCCGACAGGTTTTTTAAATGAGACAAGCGTGGGTCAAAACGGGCAAATTTGGAGCGGACATTTTCTGGGTAAAATGTTGTAAATTCATGCTTTTGGTCCACACCCGAAAATCCTTGCGGCTTTAAAGTATCATAAACAGTATCACTTAATCCACTATAGCCAGCAGATTTTCCCTGCTCTCTTTGCAAATTTTCATAATCGTATTGAGCTTTCCGCATTTGCTGGTGATTGGCTTGGTTATTTGCTCGAACCATAGAAGGATAAACAACACCTTTTATTTCAGGATTATTTGGATCAAGAGATTTTATTCTTTCTGGGTTTGCACTTTGGACTTGAGCAAATTTGTTTGCTAGTTCAATATTGTGCGGCGGGGCGAAATATATCCCCTTACCAGATTGGCCTCTCGTTGACCTATTAATGTCAAATTCTTTTATATCTGGGTTGTCCGGATATTCGTCGATGGACCTGTATATATCATCTTTTCTATTGGGTATCGTCCCATGGTAACCCGTCACCATTGACTGTTCGGCGGCTCTCTGCATCCGCGAAGCGACATCCATCGGAAGGTCCATGCCCGTTGCACCGCTCTGGTACAATTCAAACAACTCCATATTGTCGTTGGGCGTCAGCTTGCCAAGCATCTCATCTGTAACTTCGTCAGCGCGACCAGATGACAAAAGGCCAGCGATTTCTTCTGCGGGAGATGGTGGTGACAGAGGCAATTGACGCCCTTCATTGTCAAAAACCTTTCTCATCTCCATTCTTGACGGGTCAAAAATTGTGAACTCGGTATCTCCACTAAAGTTTTTCCGCTTATTGCCCACAAAACCACTCTTTATGGCCGCGTCTTCCATTCCGAAGTCATCGCGCCACGCGCTAGATAAATTAGCTTGTTGGAATAGCTTTTGCATTTCTGAGTCATCTGCATAGCTCTTGACCATGCTTTCTTGAATTTTTTCGTAAAGAGGCGTACCCTCTGGAACCTGATCCTTCCACGGACGCTTCCAGTCAAGAATTTGATCTGGACTGGCCTTCACCGCAACTTCATACGTCCTTCCGGGACCAGCTTGCCGATAACGCTCCATTGCCCCTAAGTCGCCCCAGCGAGAGGCTGGGTTCATATAAGAATGAGCAACAATTTCTTCATCGGTCAAGCTGAAGCCGCGCCCCAAATCTTGCGCACCCTCGCCCTTCCCAACTTGACCTAAATCAAAATCACGAAAATCATAAGGTGAACCATGAAAGAGCGTTATTTCATCTTGCGCATCACCCTTCGGCTTCAACCGCACATTACCGAGCAGCGAACCCATCGCATTGGGGTCAACCTCAACGCGCTTGGCTGTATCAAGCAAACCACGCGCACCAGACTTAACAGCCTTCGCTGCTGCGTCACCAATACCGGGGAACAAGCCCAACACGGCAGCACCGCCCAGCGCGCCAACTAAAGCCCAATTCGGGTTTTCAGATGTAGCCTCGTCGTAAATCTCTTTGGCCGCCATCGCGTCGCCAATGATCGGCGTGGCCTCAGCTATAAAGCGAGCCGCATCCATCGGCGTGACATTCGGCACGTCAACAGCAAGCCTGCGCCCCTCGTCAGCGTAGCCAGCGTAATCTTTGGCGGAAAGCAAACCTACCAAAACTTATTTCCCGTATTTTTTCTTCAAACAAGTGCCAGCACGTTTGCAAGCGGTGGGGGTGGGGCAGCCTTTACATGGTGTCATAATGTCAATCCTCATTTTTCTGCACATTAGCACATTTGTTTGACAAAGGCCATGCAGGGTGTATTCCCCGCATATCACAATTCGCCCAAGTCATCCATGATCTTTTCCATGCGCGCACTCAGCTTCCAATGGCCGGCGCGCCAGCGAGCCGCAAATTGCGCTTCCTCCAAGCTCAAACCCTTCCCAATGTAAGTTTTAATCCACTGGTTCATGCGGATATTTTTCATCTTAGGTGACAGCTTGTGGAACGGAACTGGCTTCATGCAATACCCTTCAAGTTGCGTTTAATAGTTTGCTTCCAACTTGACATCGCACCAGACAATGCAGTTGCAGCATCGCTGGCCATTGTCAGGCAAAGCGCATCCGCAAGGTCAGGCGACTTCAACCCACGCTTGCGCATCTCATCCTTACTCTCAGCCTTCATCTTGCCTGACGATGTAAAGCTGTATCTAATCGCAGTCAGCTCCGCGAGCAGCTGGTCGTCCTTCGGCAGCTTGCATGACCGATCCTCAAGCCAACCTTTTGTTTTAAACCACAATTCGCTGCGCAGGTTCATGTGGGTCTTGCCCATGGCCGGAGCCTCGCCAACATTAATCCCTCTGACTGGCGCGCCAAGCTCGCGCAGCCTGTCAACCACACCGCCGCCAACTCCAATACTATCAACTAGTATCTCGCTAGGCCGCATAGAAGGCGGCAAGCCTTCGTATTCGGCCATAACGCGGCCAACTGTCTGCATCAAATCCAAGCCCTGCCAGCTGGTAATCTCAGTCACAACATTGCCATAACGCTTGCATAAAGCCGTCTTGTCCGTGCCAAAGCGCGCAACATCTAAACCCCAAATTGGCTTAACGTCAGGCGTTGTTTCAATGTCACGATGAATCGCGCTTTCAACCAAGTGAAACGGAATGATCGTGTCGTCATCCGCCATAGGAAACTCGCCAAGCACACGAATGCGAAACGCATTGCTTTCCTCGCCATACCTTGCGCGCATCTCGTCAACAAACTCGTCAGACACAAGCGGGCTATCTATGCACGACCAACGCCGTGTCCACCAGCTGTCAGCCATCCGCGTCTGGCTCTCGTAAAACGTGCCAGATGAACGCGTCGGGTTGCTCAGCAAAATCGTAGTCGCAGCATGGCCAGACATCGAACCAGCAGCAGCCTCAAACACCTTCTCAGGCACACCAGAAGCCTCGTCCACAACCAACAGCACATTCTCTGAGTGAACCCCAGCCAACGCTTCCGGCGTCTCCGCACGGCTTGTCCTAGCCGAAATAAAAGCCTCGCTCGGTGCAGCATTCAACTCAACCCGGTCAGACTTAACCGTAAGCAAAACCTTCAACTGCGGCGGCAGCTCGTTAATCCAGCGCTTCAACTCCGCAAACAAAGCATCAAACAGCTGGCCGGATGTGGGTGCTGTGACAACAACCTTATTCGGAAAACGCAGCAAAACAAACCAAAGCATAATCCAGCTGGCCGACGTGGACTTGCCTGTGCCATGACCGCTGCGAATGCTAACCTTGCGCTCACCGTCTGCAACAGCCCGCAAAAACTCAGCCTGATAATCGTGCGGAGTAGCGCCCAGAACCTCCTGCACAAATAACGCAGGGTCATCGCGGTAACGCAGCACAAACTCTTCTAACGGGTTAGCTTCACTCATCAGTGACATCCTCGTAATCCGCGTCAATAGCCATTGCCTCACGCTGGCGATCCTCAGCATCAATCTGAGCCAAGTCAGCATTAACCTTGCGTAGCGCGTCCAAGTGCATGTCGCTCACGCTAATCGTAACATTGGTCTGAGGCCGATTGCCGTAACGCTCCTGATTATACGAGCCAGCCATAAACTTGCGCCACTGCACCTTCTCACGCGTGGCAGCAATCTCCTGCGTGGAGCTGCCGCCATCTAACGCGTCAACCATCTCCAAGCCCTGCTCAACCAACGCGTCAGCTGCCGTCAGCTTGGCATTCTCCAGCGCCGCCTTGTACTCCGGCACAGTATGCAAACTGTTGCGCAAATATTCCCGACTGCACTCAAACTCCTTCGCCATCGCCGTCAGCGTAGTGCCAGACGATAAGCGATCAAATATATACTCAGCGCCGCCGTTTTTGGCGACATCAGCCAAAATGCGCTTGCGTAAAGCCTTCCCAGCCATCGTGGTAACTCCCGTTTTTTTAAATTTTACTCTGAGTGAGCATCGGTTGGCAAGAGGGGGCCGGGTGGGGCAAGCGTGTGTGCGGGAAACTACACACACACTCCCCCGTCGAAATCCTGACCGGGTGGGGGTGTTTTGCCTCATTCCGCCAGCTAAGACGCATAATCCGCATTATGTTAAATTTAATATGCAATGATTACAGTGCATTGACTTTTGCGAGGTATAATCCCACCTCATTTCGCCACATTGCTGCCACATTCTGGCTTGTAATTGAACAAGCGTTCAATTAAGCGAGCGCACCCAACGCGTCGATGCCAACCAGTGTCGCGGAGAGCTTCAGCACCCCTCACGCTCACGCACAGCTCACCTCAGTGTATTGTGTTGCCTTCTGCGCCCATCAGCTCGTTAATGTCGGACAGCTCAACCAGAGCCTCAACCATTGCTTGCACGATCCGCTGCACGTCTGCGCCTTCACTTAACCTGTCGCCAACGTAATCGGCCAGCCAATCAATCTCATCCTCAGCCGCCTGATTGTCCTCGCACGCTATGTCTAAGGTCAACTTAATTCGATAGGACATTCTCCCACCTTTCACAAAAATGCCCCCGACGGACAAACTGGATGCAAAAACCGTCGAGGGCAAGTCGGACAGCGCGGGAGGATGCGCTGCCTGCTGCTTACGTTAAGGCTGCTCTGTCGGCACGTCAAGCATGCCCTCATCCAGCTCACAGCCCAGCGCCAAGTATGCAGCGCCATCGCAGCTGCTATCGTGATGCGGCCCATTGCGCAGCCTCGCCAACTTCAGCAGGCACATGAGCCGACACACGTCGCCGGGCGATACCTTGATGCCCAGATATGCTGACCACATGTGCGACGTTGCACCGAAGTTCTCCTGCGGCGTCCCATAGTGCGCCTGCCTTGGCCCGTTAATTAGACCGATGGCTTCCTCTAGCACGGTCGTGCGTACATTCTTCGTCATCTCACTCTCCTTTTAGCTCAAAGTTAATCTCATCATCAAACGCCCGGACTTCCACAACCTTCGCCCCGGCGAACTCTTTCGTCACAGCTGCCATCATCTCATCTGTGCGCACGCTCATAACGGCGCAGACCTCGCTGATATGATACACGGCCCACGTTGGATACTTGCGCCTGACAGCTGCCAGATCACCGCTGGCGAGGAAGCAGTATGTCTTCCCCTTGAACTCGGCTATATGCCCGTCAACTTTTGGCGGCTCATGTCCATCCTGCCTTGCCTTCACGTTCATCACCTTGAGCGCTTTAATCAGGCTTGTGGCCAGCTCGACACACAGCGTGTAGTCTTCTGCGACCATTGCGGCTTCCAGATTACCTCTCAGCTCACGGTAACGCAGCGCGTATGCTGGCGGCACGCAATCAACCAGCGTATCTCCCCACACCTTAGCAGCCGCTGCTGACGCGAAGCTAAACGGCTCGACCGCTGCTGCTACCTTGTAGTGTATTGGCTTGCCATAGTTCGTATGCTTGCTCTCAAACGTGCCACGATTGGCCATCGCCGCTTTAGCCTTATCCGACTTGGCTTTTGCTTTTTTAACCATTGTGGACCAGCTCCCGTAAACCCTGATAACCCTGCCAGCAGGAGTTAGGACGCAAAGCT